TCGATCATCGCGCCTAAAGAACCAGAACCAACAGATATTTCTATGGTTACACTTGGACTACCACCATAAAGATACACACATCTGTCTTGTATTGCGGTAACCATAGCGGCAGTCATTTCTTTGAAATCACTACCATCATAAAATAATGGTCTTCTTACCGCCATGGTACTAAACCCCTGCGCCGTGTATCGTCTTTAATGTACTTCCTGCTGAATCTTTAATTAATAAAGTCGATAAAGTTTTAAGTTCCGCTGAACTTATCGCATCGTCTGCCATTTTTGCTTCGGTGATTGCGTTATCAGCAATTTGCGCTGTATCTACTGCCGTATTAGCTATTTTACCTGTGGTAACTGCAACGTTTTCTATCATGTCAGTATTAATAGTACCAATTGGTACGAAAAACCTACCAGCACTTGAATCGTATCCTATCGCGTTAGCGCTGTCTTTTTGGAACTTTCCTCGTATCTCTGACGCAGTGGTCGTGGGCGAGCGCGCGAGCACGTACGAGGAATCTATTAATCCTGTTATAACACTTGAGTCAGTAGAGTTATTATTAACAAAGTTTATCGCTGCAACTAAGTTTGAGTCTTGACCTCCACTAGATATAGCGGTGTTAAATAGTGCCGTGTCACCTACGGTACTTGATATGGTATTAGTCTTAGTGACTAACGTACTTACTGGGTCTGATAAATTAATTGTTGTTACTGCCATCTAACTTCTCTATAATTGTACCTAACATTTTTTTAATATCACTTACTTCATTTTTTAAGTTTTCGATCTCTTCTTTCTCTTGTCGTCTGATCGCTTTTCTTTTTCTAGCATTTTCAATTTCATTACTATTTATATTGATAACGGCACCAGTCTCCGTATCTTTCATAACATCACTATGGCCTTCTATTTTTAAAAGTCCCATTATACTGATAACGCTATAGCTCTCAAACTTTCAAATTGTGGAACCAAAGCCTGATTAGTACTTCTCATAACAATTTTTAGTTGAAACTTACTAAAAGCTAATAAGTCTCCTCCTTGCCCACCAATTAAATACTCGTAATTTCTGTAAATATTTGGATTAGCGTCCTTTGGTGGAGTAGCTACTGGTGTTTTCAGCGTAAATGGCACTGTGGTTAAATCCTGATCAGAAGTTCCAGTTCTAAAATATAATTCAAAATCACAAGGTGGAGGAACATTAGCCGCTAAAAATACTCTTATTCCAACTGCATCTGTTCCAAGAGTTACAATTCTTGTTAGATGTCTAGCAGCCGCGCTTCCAACTCTGTTAGTAGTTTCAGCAACGTAAGTTATAATTCCGCTTCCAGCAGAATCTTGTCTGTCTATAACGTTAGTCACTAGAGTCATAGAACTTCTTTGTAAGTCGAGCATTGGGGAAACGTTTGAATCATTAGTTGTAAAATTTAACTGTACGTCTAACGACTTTTCTCCTGCTGCAAGTTCAGCACCTTCTGCTGAATCGTTGGCTACTAAATAAACTTTATTTGCCATATTATTTTCATTAAGTTTAATTGCTTCAAAAGAAGAAGCTTTTTGAAAAGCTGTTTCTGTACCAGAAAAAGACTTACCAGTAGTAGCTTTCATTCCAGCTTCTATAAATGTTCCCTTTGGTTTTAAAAGACCTGCGTTTGGATACACTAAACTAAATGGTATATTTCTATCAGCTTGTACTAGACTTCCACCGCCAACCGCATCAGAATCTGCAGCTGATGCAGCATTAACCGTGTAACCAGTGTAATCTTTAGCGGTAACAACTCTAGCTCCGTTTATATCACTGGAGTCTATTCCTCCTGTGGCAGTTGCTCCTGTTATAGTCACAGTGTTTCCAACTTCTAGTCCATGGTTTTGATGAGCTATTTTAATAGAGGCTTGACCATCAGTAGTTTTAATTGGATTACTAGCTAATAGTCTCTTTGGTACACTAGCGTTATGTAAAATTACTGAAGCACTCGTATGTTTAAACTTGGCTTGATGAAGTACAAATGTTAAGTCTTGATTTTGAGACGGAGTAAACGTAGCAGAATTTTGAGAATAAAATAAACTTCCTGATATAGGATTCTTAGCAGCACGTTTCTCCGTAGAGCCAAATTGAAATTCATTTATTTCAGCGATATACACGTGATAGTCTTTTGAATCTGCTGAAACTACTAGAGCAAAGTCTGTTTTTCCTTTTAAGAATACTGGTTCATCAAAAACAAAACTAGTAGCTGTTAAGTCTGGTCCGGCTGTATCAACGTTAACATTTCCACTTGTCACGGTTACTTGTGACCCTGGTAAAATCTCTGAAGCAGAAGGAAAACCATTAACCATAGGTCTTAAATGAATTGAAACTGGTAAAATAGAATCTTTCTTTGCAAAGAATAAATCTACTTTTGTACAATAAATTCCTCTTACTTCTTCTATGTAAAATGATTGAGCAATTGGCTGCTTATTTACTGCGTAACCTTCTGAGGTTAATGCCATATTATTCTCCTAACTTAACTCGCCTTTTTTAATGCTTGTTTATAGTTTCCATGAACAGTGTAACTATTATCTTCACAATAAACATCAAAGCTTTCTTTATCTATTCCTATGTACACCGTTGGAACTACTTGTGAAATATATTTTATCGACTTAACTTCTACGCCATTAATATACTCTCCAACTTGTACCTCTTCTGTTTTTTTCCAGCTGTTATTAACCATAACTGGGTGGTCATTAGTAATTTTTAATTCATTATTAATGATATAGTAACCTGTTCTCATATGTTTATGTATAACTTCGTTAACTATTCCATTTCCAACTGTATCTCCGAGTTTAACTTTATCAACTGTAGAAAGAACTCCATTAACTAAAACCATCATATCTTCTAGTAAACATACAACGCCATATCCATCATTGTCTGTATAACTATCGGTATCCATACCAGATGTTCCTGGGCCATCATTATCGTCATCAGATAATTGCCCCATGTCGTTACCTATAGTATAAGTTTCGTTTTGGCCTCCGATGCCTTCTAAAGTTGTAAAGCCTAAATCATATTGGCCAGCGTAACCACCGTGTGAACCACCAACATTACCCATGTCCATCATCTCTGGTCCAGTAACCCAGCTACCAGTATCAGTCTTAGGCTTGTCTTCATCGTCGCTTCCGCCTCCATCATCACCTTGATATACTGAATAAGTGTTTTTATTAATACCCATAACATTTAGTTGTCGTGTGCTAGTGTAAGAAGCTTCTTTAGTATCAAGTATTCCACTGGCAGTGAATGGCGCGCGCGCTATCACACTTGCAAATTCTTCGTTATCACCAGTAATATCTAAAATTTTAAATTGTCTTGTACCTGTTCTTATTTTAATACTATCATTATTTGGTATTATAAAAGAACCAGAAACGCTACCATTAACATCAGTAGTTAATGCAGAAGTTCCATCTGGATGCGTAGTTACGTTTTTTAAAGTGTTTCCAAAGTCTGTGTTATAATCTGAATAAAACTGGAAACTTTCTTCTCTTGCATAAGCTGATATATCATGACCATCTAAAATTGGAAATACAGTAGTGTTAGGTCTTAGCCCCTCTGCTTTAAAATATACTTTTCTAGTTCTCATAAAAGGTATAAAAGCAGTTTGTATAACTTTGTCTTCAATTAAGTCTAATACTGTTTCTTCACTAACAACTCTGTTTACGATTCCAGATTGTAAATTTGTTTCTGCTCCAACTGTTAAGTTTTCTACAGGAACGCCTCCCCAACTCCACGACCAGTTATTCCAGTTATAAGCGTTTACAGTTGAAAGTCTAGTTCCACCTGAAATAATTTTATCTTGTAGTCTATCTACATCTCTCCACTCATCAGATGCTGGTGATAATGTTAAAGTACCTTCATATACTACGACAGAGAAAGGATTAATTATAGTGGATGTAGTAGCAAAGTTTTGATTTATATAAGGAGTTTCGTCATACGCAATATATACGTTATCACCTTTTCTAATAGTGTTAGTAGATGAAGCTGAATCGTATATAAGTCTAATGTTATCTTCTAAGAACCCCGGTCTAAGTTTTTGATTAAGTACATCTACTGAAGCTCTATATCCACGCCTGTTCGTTTCAGATAGAGTGTGATCTTTAAAGTTGTCAACTATAAATCCAGACTTAGTTCTATCGTTTCCTGCTGAATCTAATGTTTGAATATGCTTAGTGTCAAGCTCTAATAAACTAAGTGAAGTTACCTTTTCTACTCGCGCTAATCTTTTTTCTAACTGCGCGATATCTTTCATAGTAAATCTTTTGTGCTCAATTTTAGCTACAGCAACGTCTGAATCGTTATCAGTATTTCCCGGTAAGACTACGTCGTACAAGGCAAGGGTATTGTCTGGTTTTTGCGGTAAAGTACCGTGAAACCCCGGTGTGCCTCTTATAAACCTTATCACTCCTTCTCTATCTATTATTAACTTTCCAGCCTGTTGTAAGTAATACTCATTGTCAGATGTTATGGTAGTTCCTACTTGTGGCTGTTCTATAGGCCTAGCTCCTAAACCTGAATTTGTAAATTCACCAGCAGAGTCCATCACTGATCTAAAATCAATATAGTCTCTAAGTTTAATTTTCTTTCCGCTAGATAGTCTATAACTTGGTATCTTATCGTAATCAACTTGTCCAGTGTATGAATTTACTGAAAAGAAATCTCCTGAAACACCGTGAGTAAAATGTTTAAATCTTATAAAAACATTAGTACTAGGAGCGGATTGACCAGGGTTTAGTAATAATCTTCCTAATCCATAAAAATTATCTCTTTGTCCGTTATCAAGAGTAAATCTACTAGCATAGCTTTCATTACTATCAGTGGCGTTTAATATTTCTTCTACTTCAAATATATCTGCAGTTGCAAGTGGTAATAATTTTTGGCCATTTCCATCTGAGTCAATTCCTATCTGCATAGATTTTGTTGTCAAAGTCTTAGTCTTTGAAGTGGCGCTACCCTTATTAACATAAGCTAAAATTTCCATGTTAGATGACGCTGGAAGATTTGATATGGTAGAAGCTGTCCCACCAATAGTTCCACCTGAAAAAGTTGCGCCTGAATGTACAGCACTATCAGTCTTAGCTATAACCCAGTCAGCCGTATTAGTAAAAGTTTCTCCACCCGCTGATAAAGATATACTAGCTTGTCCACCTCCGTTTGAAGTTGCAGTAAATCTTCTTTGGACAGCAAAAGACACATCTGTTAGCGCCTTTGGTCTAGAATTTGGTAATCTAAACAAAGCAGTATTTGCTGCAGGATCTTTTATAACTGCTTTATTAAGCTCAAGTGTTGGTCTGAAATAATTTGAAGTACTCGTTCCAATACTCTTAACACTTCTAAAAGCTTTACCAGAATTTAATTGAACATCCATAAGATGATATTTTAAATCAGAACCAACTGAATTTATCGCTTTAACTCTAGCAGTACCTATTGTAGAGCCAAGATAATCAACGCTATCTCTTAAATCCATTTTTTCATAAACATTTATATTTGGTAAGCCATGTGTATCTGAATCAGTGCTTGGATTAACCACTACACTATTACCGTATTCTACACCAATAGCCTCGTTATTGATTGTAATAGTTGAAGTTGGTTTTTGTATTCTTAACGTGGTAGGAAAATCTCTAGATGCTCTAAATCCATCAACTACCGCCGTACCAGCACTAACGTTCATTAATAAGTGAGTGTTTTCAGAATCTAGTCCAAAATCTACAGTGAAAGGCTTTACAATATAATCTCCAGAATTTTCAAAAATTCTTTTTGCTACAACTTCATTTGGAATATTATAAGCATCATCAGAAGAGATAGCATTGTATATCACACCATCTTTTACAGTTGCCACGTGTATGAAACTTTTGTCTGAATCAACTTCAGATTCTACATCTATAGTTAATCTTATTCTATATCTGTCTGCTCCGGGAGCGGATACGTCTGGAACAGCCCCTTGATTATCGAAAAGATCTTGATCGTCTGTGGTCGTTACTATATCTTCTACAACTAAAAATCCTAAGTTTGTGTCGACTTTATCGGAATACTTTGAAATTATCTTTGATTGATCTTCAGTAAATACAAAATGTCCTCTTGCATAATATACACCTGATTTTAATGTTGCTAATATTCCTACGCCTACTGCCGGATTTGCTGTAGTATTAGTTGATTGTACAGTGAGAGTAACACCTACTGCAGTACCTGAACCAGTTAAGTTTTCTCCTGCTGTAACTCTTAATGTATTTGCTCCAGCCGTTCCACCGGATGTGTCAGTATATTGAACGTATAAAGTAGCAGGATCAGAAGCAGTGGCAGCAACAACTTGTAATACTTTTACTTTTATTGTAGAAGTGGCTCCTGTAAACACGGCGTCTAATAAAATGGACGTGTCTGTAGGTAAAGAGTTTGACGTAGTGTCTAATTTTATAAACTCATATTTTTGATTTAAGTTTGCTCCACCCGGTTTTACTACTGCTCCTTCTTTAAAAATATTATTACCAAATCTGGATATTTGGTTTTGTAAAAAAGTTTGTACCTGCGTTAATTCTCTCGCTTGTAAAGCTTTACCAGAATTAAATAGAATTCTATGATAGCCATCACTATCTCTAAAATCATCTTTATAAGTAGTTGAGAATGTAGTATTAGTTAGAGTTGTCGCCATTTTTTATACCTTATAATGTGATTACCACTTTAATATCTTCTGTTTGTCCTGAAGCTCTCGAAACTGGTGCTCTGTTTTCTATATATAAAATCTCTCCAGACGTTTTATTGACATCGCTTACGTCAAAAGCATTTGTATCAGCATCTACACCAGCTGCAGCTAAAGTTCCAGAACCACCTCCGGGAGCTGTAACGTTTTCTCCTTCTTGAAATGGTAAGAAACCTGTAAGAGCAGAATCTTGATGAACGATTAATTTTGGATGAAACCCAGTGGTAATGTCAACACCATCGATTATTGCTTTTGCTCCAGACGTTCCACCTGTTACTATTTTGTCTATGTCAAAGGTGTCAGTTTGAGTTGAATCGGTAAGCCTTAAAGTTTGTAAAGATAATCCAGTAGAAGCTGCATAAAAACTACCTGATGCCGCACTATCTGAAGCAAATGGATTTCTTATAAGAGCAACTTGTCTGAAATTTTGAGCTGTAGTGCCTTTTCCAATTAAGAAAGTTTTTCTACTTACTGTACCAGCATCACCTTCTCCTTCTGGTTTTATATTAAACATTAATGAAGTAGCTTTAAGTTCGTCTCTTGGATCTGCTCCCATACCACTATCTCCAGCAAATATGGCTCGAGCTGTAGCTTGTGTTCCACCTGAACTGTCAGGAGCTGCTATGGTAATACTAGCAAAGTTATATCCATGTCCCATCTTCATACAACTGTCTGCGCTAGAGTCAAGTTCTATCTTAGTTATCACTCCACCTACTGCTGTAGCAGTAGCGACTGCGCTGTCTCCATCTCCTACTATCGTCACAGTTGGATTTGAACTAGTATAACCAGTACCACCGTTAGTAACTACAACTCCTATAATTTGCCCTGGAGTCGCGTTACTATCGACTTCTTTTTGCTGTTCTTGAATGACCGTAAAGTTAGATGTGCCTGTTAGAGTATCAACTTTAGCAGAATCCATGGTTTGTTTTTCAACTGGCATGAAGTTTGCTGATAAAAATTTATTTGCGTTTGGAGCGCTTAGTGTATATAAAAATTTCCA